TACTCAGGATTAAAAGCAATCCAAGTCATCAGTCCACCACCCGCGTCGGCTTTGCCATAACGGTTCTTGACAGGGGCCACGCCCATTGATGTGCCCACAACACCAAGCGTGCAAATGAGTGCGGGGAGCTGAGCCACCTTTCCCTGAATCGCGGAACGAGGCTGGCAAGGAGAGCCAGGTACCGCCTCACTCGTATGATGTAATACCAACACACCCGCATTCGTAGCCCTAGCAAGATACTTCAACTCCTTCATGATAGCTCTCATAGAAGAGAACTCCTCGCCACCATCGGTGGCTACATCCATTAAGTTATCTACAACTATTAGTTGTGGTGGACATCCCCACAATTCTTCGAAGGCTTGTACTTCCTCATCGATATCTTGTAGTGATGGTGCTGATTCAAATGACCAAACAATATGACCAGCCTTAGCTAGCACTGCTCTTGTCCAACCTAAATCAGTATTCAATAATCCTTCAACATCAGTCTGATTCTTACCCGAAATCATAGATGCTAATCGCATAGCCATTGTGTGTGCGTTAGTGTCGGCGCTAATGTATAGCGTAGGAACCTTCATCTTTAGCGCAAGAGCTAAGGCAAGTGTTGACTTACCTACTCCTGGCGCTGCTGCGAACATCGACACTTCGCTCCGCCTGAGGACAATCTTGTTTGCCTCGAACGCTTTGAAGCATGATGGGAGCGGTTCTCCGCCGATACTAGGACGACCAACGCTTCTGACAAGTGTACGCAATTTTGATTCCTTTTGAATAGAAGCCGTAGCCAATCCATGACTAACTGACTACGGCTCATTGATTCCTTATTTAGTTTACTGGCTTGCACTGGTCAGCTGTACCCTGTGGGGTAGGACATGCCCAGAATGCATACGGTTTACCAGTCTTGCCACTGATTCCACTACGATAGATACGAGCTCCGTGCTTACACGTTGGAGCTGCGGTACCTGATGCTTCCGAGACTGGGCTGGGTGGTAAGGAGAGCGGTGGCGTTGTGCTTGTTGTGGTACTTGGCGTCGATAAAGGGGCTACATTGTACGCACCTGCCAATAGCTTGTTAGTTGCAGCAATCTGTGTAGCGTAATCACCCACACCTTCAAGCAGTACACTAAGTTCATCAGCAGTATTGGCACGGATGTTAATCATATCACCAGGGCCAGTCTTATACGAGACTTGCAGTTTCCATTCTTCGTTCATCGTTTCTCTTTCTTTGAAGTAAACGAGCAGTGCTCTGTGAGCCCGCATCGGTTACAGTTGTTTGTGTTGGGTAAGAATATACCAGCAAGGCGTGCTTTGTCAAATTTTTCTACGAAGTAATCAATCATCTCGGTTGTGTATTTGGTTAGGTCTTCCATCTGACCAGTGCCAGACTGACGAGCCATCCAATAGTTACCATAGTTTACATCAATGCCAAAGACTTTCTTTAGCCCTGCTCGGTAGAAACCTAGCTGTAAACTGGAGTCAGGTGTGCGCTGCGATGTCTTCAAGTCTACCACAACCAACTGACCATCAACATCAAAGACTCTATCGATTACCATCTTGACTGGAACACCAGCAAACTCAGGTATGATACCTAGTTCAATCGCAGGAACGCCTTCAGGCGTTTTCCAAATCTTCCAATTCTTGTTGACTTGTCGCCATTCGACGTAGGACTGGACCCATTGTGGACCATTGATATTCCAGAAGGAAGCATCTTCCTTATTAGGATACTCCTTCGTAGCCCTGCCGCCAACTCTAAGCGTCGATAAGTCGACATCTTTGGTATATTCATTCCATGCCTCTTCCCATAATTGTTTACTCAACATGTTGTCTGTCCCATTCTTCAGTAGCCTTGTGGAATGCGGAGCCACCTGCGCTCCATACCGCTGGCTTCTCTGGTATCTGCAACAGTCGGCTGAGGTAGTATAGATAACCGCAGTCGATGAAGGTAGTCAGAGCTGAATAGGATACATGACCTGGTATCTTATAATCATCAGAGAGATATACTCCCATCAGGGTATAATCCTTTCATTAAGACTTGCTATATATAATTATATATATTATAATATAATTAATATATATTATATACAGACCCCTTCGGGGTCTTATTATTATTTAATATATAATATATATAATTATACCTGACAGAGGAGAAGCTGTCAAGGGGTAATGTATCTACTTATCGGACAGTAGGAAACACAAAAGACCCCCCTTCCCAAGGTGATTACCTTAGGTTGGGGGGTTTAGTGTCTTAAAACTGCCTTAGAAGGCGTTTAAAGGGTATTCTAGAGGCTACTCTGCGCCTCGGCCGAACTCCTTAGCGGATGGGTCAAGCCACTTAAGTACAGGCCCGAGGAACCCAGCGAGGGCTGCCATTCCGAGTGTCTTAATGTCGGTCTCTCCAGCGAGGTAGAGTGCGATTGCAGCTGAGGCTGCAGCACGGAACCATGTTAGCGATACTTGCTTTAGTGCTTCCATTTAGATTGCCTTTCGTTTTGTATTGTGAACCTTACAGCAGGTGCATACTGGTACCATTGTGGTACTAACAGCAACCTTCTTCTTAGCTTGAGGCTGTAAGTTTGCCACAAGCTGATTCACAATCTTAGGTTGATTCATCCACCAGAACCAAGGGCTAGTGTCATTAGCCATATCAGGGTTAATAGATATATGTAGATGTTTAGAATGAGGATTACTACCACTGTAAGGACGATTGCCAGCGTTACGTTTGGCTTTAGACCATATCTTTTTGTTAAAGATGAGATACTCAACTCTCTCATCCTCTTTAAGCTTTTCGAAAATAATTGCACAATCAATACCCCTCTTAGGGTCGTGGGTCAAATCGACTGCTAGCCCAGTATTGTGGTCCGAATTCGGGCTGGCTTTCTGATGCGCTAACGAAGGCAACAACCCGTCTGACAGTTTCTTGCGCTTCGGAAATAGTGCTGTCGCTTGACGGAGCACAGCAATAGCAGCAGGTGACGCTACTTTGGCTACAGGTTTCATTCATTTCCTCAATGCTTCCTTGACTAACTCGGTCAGTAACTCTACTTTTTCTTCTAGTAAATTGATTTTATCTTTGACACTTGAGCCACCATTGGGGCGTAGTTCATATAGGTAATGCTTAACTAACCAGCGCACAGCGCCAGCAAATCCAGCAATCAAAGTAAATATGGCTACGGCTAGGCCAGCCCATTCAGTAGGTGTCATTACACAGTCCTTACAGTCATAGTGAGCATTCCTCCATAGCCAGTAAATCCTCTATCTGGTGGAGTCATGCGAGTGAAAGTGATTTGTTCTATAACAACCTGACGAGATTCGCCAGTAGTTAAGTCTTGCCAAGTAACAATGTCACCATTTTCTTCAATACTTTCTAGATTATTAATTCTGTCTAGAGCTCGGCCTTCATAGCCGACCATAACATTGTACTTGTCTGTCTCCACGTCAAAACAATAGACGGGAAATCTAATTACTCGCTGTCTAGGTGTAGCGATAGTAGCCTTAGCCTGATAGCCTTTGAAGATAGGACCCTTAGTACTATCAGTAGCATCTCTGAATAAAATAAACTTATAGGCTATGTATTCTTGTGCACCTGATGGAAGATTAGTAGTTACTTCTACTGGTGGAACTGATGCGTCATAACTAACTACATCATACTCAGTGCCTGCTGCATCTACAGTTTCTAAAGTCATAGAGCCAAAGTCAAATTCACCGCGCCCTAATAGGCGCTTAAAGTTTTTGGGTTCTAATGTGTTGTATCTGATAAAGCCTGTCTGTATGTAGCCGTCAGACATTTTAGCCCCAGATGATTCTATATTGATAGTTCCAGTCTCATTGACTAGGGCTGTGGCTGATGAGACTGCTGTTGAGGCTACGTTTGTGGCTGCTTTAGTGTAACTAAATGTAGTAGTGGTAGCAGCAGTGACAGTGTATTGACCATTGAATGTAGAGTCTACGCCTTCCACCCAGATACTATCGCTGACTTCTAAGCCGTGTGCTGCACCTGTGGTAAGTGTGGCTACGTTAGAAGTCAATGCTTTGTTAGTAATTGTGCCACGATTAACAGCAGTGGTGACAAATACAAGTCTATCTGTTTCTCCAGCAAAAGCGCAAGAGGTTGTTACATAGCCAGTAATTCCATTGTCTAGCCATAAGTCATTAGCATAAGCAAAATTAAGGCCGCCTAAATCGTTACCTAAATCAATACGAACAACTCCGCCTTCGCCCGCTACTCCTGTTGTAGCCCAGGCAAATCTATCGCGGAATGCAAAGTCATATACAGGCTGGCTAGTTTCAATCATCAAGGGTCCATAAATAATAGAACCATTATCATCTACAGTTGCTACTCGGATACCCTTATTGGTACCGATTAACATATAGCCTAAGTAGTATTCAATCTTAAATATCTTTTCACCAGTAGGCATCTGAGCAGCAGTAATAGCACTGGTAAGCGTAGGCATAGAACCAGTTGTAGTGCTTAGTGTGAACTTGTAAATGTATGATTGGATACCCTCAAAAGCAGATACATATATAGCAGTACCAGAAGCAGTTATGCTGGTAAATACTACGCTAGTACTGGTATGGGTATATACTGCAGTAGGTAGAGAAGATGCATTTGTAGCAAATTCAAAAATCTTATTATTAACCGCCATAACAATACGGTCTTTTACATATTCCATAGTTGCTTCATTAGCAACAATAGTGCTACTACTAAAAAGCAGAGTATTAGATGTAGAGGCATCGCCAGTTAATGGCTTCTTGTATACAGCAGTCTTATCCACACCTGAGTCTAGGATTGCAGTTACCCAGTAAGCATTGACACCATCATCACAGATAGCAAAGACTTGTTTATCTACACCAGCAGCATAGTCAATAAAGTGGGTATCAGTTCCATCTGCTGCAATTTTGTCAACATCGTAACCATCTACTAGTAGTATCCCGTTAGTGCCAGCCCATTGAATACTGCGAGCAATCTGACTTGGTTTGCCGTTAGCACGAACAACACCAGTTGTATAATGAGAAGTAGCAGTATTGTTAAGAAGGGTTACTTCACCTTCTGTCCATACATCTACACCTTTGCTATCGGCAAAGCGAGATGTGCCTTCTCCTGGAATAAGTCCTGGGTCATAAAAAGTAATGCCAGTCCCTTCGTGAAAAGAGGACTGGCTACGGAGCCACCAACCAGT